CAGACAGCGGCCTCACGCCCACCGGTGACTTCAGAAACATCCACAGCACCTTCAAGACCACATTTGTCGCAACGCATGATAAACTCCTTCGTGGTGAAATGTAACAACTCGGAAACTCTGCCATCTTTTGACCGTCCGCCCACACGTAGTAAAGAACTCAACCAACCTTCGCAAACTCGACCCAATCGCCATCGGGCCTGCCCGTGATGCAAGAACCAAACGCCTGCTCCGCGTCCGTGAGTGGCTTGTCGTCCTGGTCGCGTGCGTCGTTGTCGCGTGCGATTTCGTCTAGCGTGTCTGCGTGTGTCATGATCGTAACTCCTCGCGGTTGAATGAAAGCCCCCCATGAAATCACGGCATCTGCTGACCGTCCGCCCACACACACACCCACACACACACAAGAAAAAATAATTTCTGTGCGAAGTGCAGCGTGCAACGGTCGATGCCTCGCCATCTAGTGACCGTCCTCCCGCACGCAGCGATGGATCGGCTACGCCCGCACCAAGGCGTGTGTGGGCATGCACTTGCGCGCGGGGGGGAGAGGGGGGGGAGGCCCATCCGGTCTCGGTATACTATATAGGTACAGCTCGACATTTTTTTTGACTTTAGTATTTACGTGTAACATGTAACACATAAACGATGCACACAAGCGAGTGCAGCGAGCTTTGTGCCATACACCTAAGATAGTGGGTGTAGAGTCGTCCTCAAGGGGTTTGCGCAGAAAACGCTGGATTACCGCTAATCACGGTATTTCGGTGTAGTCGAATGGCTCTTTATTGCACCGTTCCAACCACTGGAGTTACACCTAGACCTACTTCACGCCATTATTGGGGCTATTAGCCGCGAGAAGGTCGCTTACGGCTGTTTGTATTCTCTGGGGCCACCGCAGTCGGGGCAGATGTTTTCACTGCCGCACGGGATCATAGATTTTTCGCAGATTTCGCACCACATGACTACTACTTCTTCTCCCACTTGATATTCAGTTTATCGGCAAGCCTCCGCCCCTCAGGACTAAAATACAGCTCCTTCTGCTTTTGCCGGGCGTGGAATTCCCACTGCTGCTTGCTCGGCATACTAATAGCGTTGGCTAACGGCAACCTACTTCCAGACCTTCGATGCAGTTCTTGCCTGTACTTGTTAAACCCTGCAAGGTCCGTCCATGGGGGTTTTTGATTTGGACTCATAGCGTCCTTGAATTGTTGTTCACGAGTCGGCGGCTTCTTCGGGGCTTTCCCACCGAACCCGTGTGGCCCGAATTTGCCGCCGTACTTAGCGGTCATTTCCTGGTTAAAATCTCGGTGTTTCTGTCGTTGTTCATCGTAACGTGCCCTATGACCGGACTTAATCATGCCTGCCTGTTCTCTCGTTGCATCTGCCATTCGCTTCTGGTTTTTATTTGGGTTTCCCTCGTTCATATTTCGGAGGGCGTCCTCCCTTTTTCCTAGTCTAGCTATCTTATTCTGCTCAGACTTTGTTGGTTTATAGGCGGGGCGGTCGGGTCTAGCTTTCGACTCGCCTACCCTGGCGAAGCGGTCGGGTCTAGCTTTCGACTCGCCTATATCTGCGCCCATCCTCATGAGTTGTTGAGGCATTGGCTGCCCAGTGTCAGGGTTTGTTAGCTGAGGGACTCCGGCTATCTGTCCCGGTTGCTGTTGCTGTTGCTGTTGCTGTCCCGGTTGCGGCAATGCCGGATTGACGGTTTGAGTCCCGATCCCAGATACATCGCTAATCGTTTGCTGTGCCGGTGGAACGGGAGTCCCTACAAGCTGCTGAGGCTGCTGTCCCGGCTGCGGCTGGGGCTGCTGGCCCGGTTGCAGTGCCTGTATGGGCTGGGTCTCCCGCGCCTCTGGCTGATTCTTAAGCTGCTGGCCAGTCGGGGCAGCTACCTTGTCTATATGCCCCGGCTGTCCTGGCGCAAGTGGCTTTACGCTGCTTGGTGGCTTCCGTGGCTTCCACTTCCGCCGCCGCCGTGGCTTCGACCACCGTATCCGCTTTGCCATTGGTACGCTCCGTAAACGAAAGAATGGCGACGCGGCCAAAGTGAGGTAAGACCGCGCCGCCGAGAACGAGCTTGAGCATCTGCAATATAACAGGGCAAAACTAGATGGTCAACTAACTAGATGGGACCATTGCCTGCTTGCTTACGCCGTAGAACCTGCCGCAGGAGGCACAGTACAGCGCGGGGTGCTGGCTGTGCTTGGAGTGACGCTTCTCGAATGGGCCGTGAGGAAAACAGTTCTTTCGCTCACTGTCAGATGGTACGTGGTCAAGAGTTATTATCTTGCGAGGAGAGCTTAGCTGCCAACGGGAACGCTGGCTGGCTAACGCCTCGTCGGTAGATGTGGATGGAACACAGGGGGGGATTGTGTTCTGACCCAACTCACGCATCCGGCTCTCAGGGAAACAGTAGCGGGGGCCATACCCAAGGTCGTTCACCTCGGAACCTCGCATCTGGCGGCGGCTGGCCCAGCCAACCACGCGGGCGGCCCAGTCATCGACCCGGACTAATACATAGACGTTGGGGATCAGACGCTTGCCAGTCATCTCCAGCAACATAGGGTCGTCGCCAGAAAACTTGGTGGTCTTTACGTCGTAGGTGATGCCCTCGTACAGGAAATCTACGCCAATGTCGCCAGAAACACGTAACTCACAGTCTACAGGGAGACCCGTGCAAAGGGAAAATGCAAATTCACCCTTCAAACCAGTCAAATTCGTGGCCTCAGTGGACCACTGGCGGCTAGTCTTGTAGTTACGCTTCTGATTCTCGCGTGAATGTGCAAGTGACTCGATCTCCGATTTCATCGGAGATAGGTCAATTACTCTCCGCCAATCATGTAAATCGCTCATCATATAAACTCCCGAGTAACCCTTTCGGACCATCTCTCAAAAGCCTCCAGGCTGGTATATGGGGTAGTTCCTATGTAAACCACCTCAAGTTTTATAACCGTCCCGCTTTTTTTCCCTCGAACTCCTCTTTTTGCCCATCTAGACACCGTGCTTTTCGACGGGCTTCCAGGTAATTTTGATTTTGATTGCGATAATGGGATTACATGTTCTCTAAGTAGCGACATAGTCGATGGCTTCCTTGCAGTATTTATTGTACCCCAGACCCATACGGTGTCAATCTTACTCAACCGTCGCCATAATGATCCGTTCGCACACATTTGGAAACTTTAACGTGGTATTACATATTAGTGCTCTAACAACCCCAATTTGGAGAACATCATCATGGCAGACGAATTTTTTGGGCAGGCCCCACAGGAAGAAATTTTCGACCCCGATGGTTGGGAAGAAACACCAGAATACAGTGGTGGGGAGCCTGAACAGCAAGAGGAACAGCAAGAGGAACAGCAAGAGGAACAGCAAGAGGAACAGCCACAGGAGCAGTACGAAGCTGAGCCAACCCCGCTTATCGACCGTATGCGTAGTGAGAACTACGACGTAGGTAACTACGAAACTGACGAGCAACTGCTAGAGGCTATCCAAAGTGGCTACCAATCCGCTGTATCTCAGCAACAAGAGCTGCAACGTCAGATTGATTGGATGCAGCAGCAGCAGCAGCAGAACCAAGAATACTACGACGACGACGAACCCGAGCCGGAAGAAATTGATAGTACACCAGATTTTGATCCGAATTGGGCAAACTTGGTGGAGCAGGATGAAGGCGGTCGGTTTGTTGTCCGCGCGGAGTATGTGGGAAGTGTTGACCCGTCTATTGCCGATAAAGTCAACGAATATGTTGGCTGGCGTCAGGCTCGCAGTAACGCGCTGATAGAAAACCCAGTAGACACTTTGATGGATGCTGGGCTTGAGGACTACATCGAAGCCCGGATAGAAAATGCGCTCAGCAGTAATTTCTCTGAACGTGACACCCAATCACACGCAGAGGCTTTTGTACAGCAAAACGAAAACCTTCTGTACGTTATTGATCCGTCAACTGGAGCGCCTTATGCAGACCAGCAAACCGGGAACCCTGTACTTAGCCCGTTTGGGAACGCCCTTAACAATGCCCATGTGATGTTGCTGGAGCAAGGCATGAATGATCCAGTGCAAAGGCATCAGGTTGCTGTCCAGCTTGCATACGCACAGTCACCTATTCCACAACAGGAGCAGTACGAGGAGGAACTAAATTTGGAAGAAGAAGTACCCCAGGCTGAAGATAACGATTATCATAAAGAGCAGTATCAACAGCAGCCGTTTGCAGATGGACCAACGAATCCAGAATACATGCCAAGCGGTAACGACCAACCACAAGCAGATATGGGACAGAATGGTTTGCCGGAGCATAACTCCCTTGGCTCGCTGGCAACGCAACTAGCTGTGCATAAGGGATTTCTACAACCTAAAGTTTAGAGAGGTGATTTGACATGGCTGAATTTGCTGCCGTACTCAAAGAAGCCGCGCCAGCTTATTTGAATGGACGGATCAAGTACAACGCATCATCGCATAAGTTGTACTGGGACGTGAAGGCTGGACAGCGTGTTATCGAAGCCTACGGCGACGATGGCGTGATTAACTTCCAGCGTTCAGACCTCCATGAGCAGTTGAATATCGACTGGCGTGGGTACAAAATGTCTGACCGCATGACCGAGAAGCAGAGGCTGATGCTTGGCGATTTGACCGCCATCATCAATCGCTATTCCGGTATTGCCGAAGATATGATGGATGACCTGCAAGATGGCTTCTGCGGCGAGTTGTTTGTTGACGGCTACTTGGCCGCAAACACCAACCGTTTGCATGGTCTGGAGTCGTTCTTCGCGACAACCGGCGATGCTGCTGCCAATAGGATTGGCCAGCCAAGCGATACCTATGGTGGGCACAGCACGGCGGTCGCTACTCGCGGCGGAACGTGGTCGAGTAATCTAACTACTTACCCGAATGCGCAACTTGCAAAGGACTGGCCTGACGGCAATGGAACGGCTGACTACGATTGGAACAGCCCGAAGGTTATCAATTACAGTAGCACGAACTGGGGAACCGGCTCGACTACATGGGCTGATAACTGCGAGAGAGTGCTTGGACAGACAACTATCTGGACAACTCTCACTGGTGGTAAAAAAGGTCGTCCGACAATTTACTTGTTGGCTGGCGATTTGTTTTATGACTATCAGAACAAGATGCGAGCTAAGTATCGCATTTCAGTTCCTCACCGGGAAGCCAACGACCTTGGTTTCACAGAGACACTGAATCAGGATGGCGTGATGATTCAACCTGACTTTGATGTACCCGCATCTACTGGATACGGATTGAACATCAATCAGATGGTTCTTGAGTCTCTTGATAGCGTGTTGTTCTCTAGCCGAGGACCTGAGTATGACATCAACACTGATGGCTACCTCTGGTTAATCGGATTTTTCGGTAACGCGCGCTATAACGTCAAACATTTCTCGAAACTGGCTGCGTTGGCCTAGTCCGTTTGTACTCTTTTGAAAAAAGGAAATTTGAATTATGAGTCGAAGTAACAAACTTCCCTTTGCCCAGGGTGCAACGGCTTTAGGATCGACTGCGTTCAGCACCGATAACCTAACGTCACTTAATCACCTTGAAGGGCAAACTGCTTACCTGCCGGATATTGATTCGACAGGTGACAAGAAATCTCGTCGGTCTGGTGCCGATGTGGTTGTTGTTATTGTCCGTAACGTAGAACCGAATGTCGATGGAAGCACTACACTCGCTGCTGGCGATGCCGTACAGTGGGTGACTGGCTACCACGGAGTTCGCGTTGAAAAAGCTGACGGTGGTGCAGACCATCAAATTGCAGGCTTTGTAGACGAACATTCGTCTGGTGTAAAAACCAACGACCTTTTCTACATGGTTGTTAAAGGCCCGTCCTTGGTTAATTGCAAGGACAACGGTGTAAAAAGCGCAACCGACACCATTGGTACTGGACCAAGCGCGTCCATCTACAAAGAAGGCTGGTTTGCCGTATCAGCAAATGCTGGTGCAGTGGAAACTGACCTTGACGGTACTACTGGAGATGGTACTGCTGTCGATACTGCCTCTGGCAACGTAGTCGGTCGCTTCAAGCAGAATGCCTACACTCAGGTTGCTAACAACGCAACACTCAAGGTACTTCTGGAAGTAGACATTCGTTGATATTGGGGTTGGCTTTGGTGCTAGCACTTAAGCATGAGCCATGGTTCTACCCGGAGCCATGGCTCTTTTTTTATGCCTGCTGATTATGTAGGATTCGGAAATGTCAAGCAAGATTCCACCGCAGGAGGAAAACATGGACGAAGTCAGGGAAGTCAAAGAAGCCATCAATTCTAGCGACAAGATGGAAAAACCCGAGAAACGGATCGACTCGGATACGATGAGTGATCCGCCAATTAGTTTCCTTATTGGCAACAACTTGGCTGAGTGCGTTACAGACTTGATGTCAAGGCAGGAAGGGCACCAATTGAACTGCCTTGTCTTGGGTAAATACACCGGCAATTGGGCATGTGTTATCTCAGACATGTTCCCGCCCGCTGGTGGAAGGGTCTTGTGTCTTGGCGATAGCGTGTCAGATGACAGTCGCCCCACAAAGGAATGGCTGGAAACAGTTGGCGACAGAACATGCAAGACAGTATTTCCTGTTACTGGGGACATCTCAGATAACTTGCAGGGGATGGACAGGAAGCTAGACCTGATTTTCTTCAGCACCTGTGGAGATTATGCAGAAATGGCTTCGATCATGAGTAGGTGGTCCGGTCTAGTTAGTAATGGTGGTGTTGTATGTGGCCCGCAATTCGACAGCGACCAATATCCCGCAACCACCGATGCGATTACGGACGTGTTTGGGGCAGACAAGATAAAAAGAATCGAATCCCAAAACCCGACAAGTTTCTGGTACGCGATCATAGAACCAAGCAATGTCAAGCAGTAGCGCCGCCAGACGGCATAGGATTTGTGCCAAATGCGGGACCGAGAAGTCCCGGAATAGTTTCGGTAAAGGCCCGAACAAAACGTGGTGCAACAAGTGCAATAAGTCAGGTAGTGCCGACAGGAGGTCGCGCGCAAAAACGAAGCGACTCAGGTCGGCATTGTCTGAGTTCACCGCGATGCTGCGTGGGACTAAAGTTGAGGCCCCGCATGTAGCGGAATATTGCTCCAAGCTGATAGAGAAGTTCGGCAGCCTGGACCGCATAGTTGAGATGCACCACACTGTTATTACATCACTTGTCAATGACAATCCGGGAAGCAAGACAGCAATTGACGCGGTAAATGGGTTGGTGAGACTCATGGAGTTGTCAACGAAATACCGAGACAGCGCGCCAGATATAGATGACCTTGAGGACAATGAGATAGAGGAGGAACTCTCTCGACTGATGCTTGCTAGGCTTGCCGGAGAGCCTGAGCTGCTCAGTCAGCTAGTCGATGCCTCGGGGCTTCGTGTGGTTGACACGGAAGAACCAACACCGGAGATGCTGGAGATGCGTAATGGCGACTCTTTCGGAAATTGATGAAAGAATTAAAATTCTTTCTACGGAGATGCAGTCCCGCAGGCGGGATGCGATAAGGGTCTATAGGCCAAGAAGCGCGAAGATAGAGCAGTTCCATCTATCATCGGCAAGCGAGAAGATACTACGCGGCGGAGCAGGTTCAGGTAAGTCGTGTGCAGGATTTGCGGAGCTTGCGTCTGCCGCCACGGGGATACCATTGATTGGCGGGGACGGCAAGGAGATGCCGTTCAAGTACCCCAAGGCCCCTCTCTTGATATGGGTCATTGGGTACGGGTGGGATCATATAGGTGAGACCATTCACCGATATCTGTTCACAGAGATGTCCGGCATGAGAATGATAAAGGATG